CCAGGCGCTGACAGACAGCGTGCCGGAGCTGCAGCGAAACCCTGACGCGCTGAACGTGTTTATCGACAGCGGGCGCATTGTCTCGACGCTTGCCAGCTCGCTGTCGTTTGAATACCAGTACCGGCTCAACATGGTTATCACCGACTACGCCGGTAACATCGACCTGTTGATTGTGCCGCTGCTGGCATGGCTGCGAACCAATGAGCCCGACATTATGGCAACCGAGGAAAAGCGCCGGACGGGCTTTACCTTTCAGGCTGACGTTATCAGCGACACGGCCAGCGATATCAGCATCGAGCTGCAGCTGAGCGAGCGCGTGATCGTAAAGCGGGCCGACGACGGGCTGCACGTAACCCACGTCGGCGAGAATCCGCTGCCGGAGAATGACGCCCGGCCGGTGCAGCTTTACGTTAAGGGCGAGCTGGTCAGCGAGTGGCAGACATGAGCGGGCTGCAGCTGGTAAACGATCGGCTGGAGGCGCTTATCAGCAGCCTGTCAGCCCCGGCGCGTAAAGAAATAGCGCGCAATATCGCGAAGAAGCTGCGCGCGAGTCAGCAGCAGAACATCAGGCGACAGCAGGCACCTGACGGTACGCCGTTTAAAGCCCGAAAAACGCAGCCGGTGCGCAGCAAAAAGGGCCGGATAAAGCGCGAGATGTTCGCAAAGCTGCGCACCGCTAAGTACATGAAGACGCAGGCCAGCCAGAATGAGGCCGTGATCGAGTTTGCGGGCAACGTGCAGCGCATGGCCCGTGTGCATCATTACGGGCTGCGCGACCGGCCATCGCGCAAAGGTAAAGAAGTGCAGTATGAGGCCCGCCCACTTTTGGGTATTTCTAAAACGGAATATAAGATGATTAGTGATGAGTTATCTTCATTTTTTTAGAAATGAAGTGCGCAATAATTTTGTTGCGCTCATTATTCGCTGTGTGTATTTTGTTTAAACCAAACCTAGCATTATGGGTAAAAATTCCCATCGGGCCATGAGTCATGGTTTCGCCTTGTATTTGGACTATGCCCGTCGTTCAGTTCGCTGAGCGGCGTCTGGTGGCCGCCGATCAGCGAACTGAACGACGTGCTCTAGTAGGTTTGGTTCCTCCTTAAATCTATCATTGGGATGAGTGATGATTGTTCAGTTTAAAACAGAGGGCACTGAACTCAACCGCGTCGTAAAATTACTTAATGTATTTATCGAATCTGATAGAGTAAAGTGCCCGGGCGATGTCAAAAAGTTCATATTCCTATGTGGTGCCAACCGAACCAATGGTCAGCCTTCCGCAAGAAGGTCCGAATTAATTTCTTTTTCAGAAAAAAACCTACAAAATTGTCATTTCTTCCTTGCTGAGCTAATTTTTAAAGAACTATCCCAAGATGATGAAGCCATATCAGACAACTTGTTAGATATTGAAAGTGAATTATCTGCTTTAGCTGATCATATTCTAATTATTCTCGAAAGTTACTCATCATTTACCGAACTTGGTGCATTCTCATATAGCAAAGAACTGAGAAGTAAATTAATAATAGTCAATAATTCAAAGTATATTTTTGAAAAGTCATTCATTAACATGGGTCCTATCAAAGCAGTGTCTGAAGCTCAACGAAAAGGTCATTTTCTTCATTATAAAATGAGTGAGCGGCCAGACTCGATTGATCGTGTCGATGGGATCGGGGAAATATTTTCGCCTTTATACAAAATTCTTTCAAAAAAAACCAGAAAGCAAGCAAGGACTTTGAAAAAAGTAAACTTGAATCCTGCAGTAAGATTTGACAAGGATTCCATACGGTTTATTCATGATGTGATATTTACTTGCGGTTCAGTGAGACTTCAAGAGTTAATAGATATACTTGTAGCGCTATTCGGAAATGATCATTCTTATAAAAAAGGCTTGCTTAAGCACTTAGGTATATTGAAGGCTATAAATATTATTGGTCACAATGAAGAATATTATTTTTCTGCTCAGAGGGAATATTATTTTAGGTATGATTTCGATATTGAGAGCATATCTTCAATTATTAAGGTTTACTTCCTGAAAAATGATCCTAAAAGGATTTATCAAGTATGAGCATTTATTCTCAAGTCGATAAAGATGTGATGATGAGAGATGGGTTTACACAATCCGTTATTGAGTCGGGTGAGCAGCCCAGAAAATGGCCTATACGTAAGAAAAATGGTGGGCAAAGGATAATTCATCATCCAACAATGAAAGTGAAACTTATTCAATATTGGCTTTTGACGAAATTTTTCTTGAAGCTTCCCCAGCACCCTAGTTCTTACGCTTTTGTAAAAAACCGCTCGATAAAAGATAACGCTCTGCGACATGCTCAATCCGGGAATAAGTATTTTGTTAAAGTGGATTTGAAAGACTTCTTTCCTTCAATCAAATATAGTGATTTTGAAAGATGTTTTAACGACTACAGAGATTTGATTGACTTCCCCATTGGGAATGATGCGGAACTATTGTTCATGATAAAAGAGTCTTGCTTTCTGAGTGTAAGTGAGGCGCTGCCGATTGGTTTTCCAAGTTCCCCTGCGATAGCTAACTTTGTAGCGAGAGAGTTGGATGAATTAGTTATATCTGAGTTGGCAAAGTTTGAGAAATTTAACCCTGTATATACACGCTATGCAGATGATTTGATTATTTCCGTGTCAGGAAAAAATTTAAGTAAGTTAATTATAAAGATGATTGGTAAATGCACAAAAAATTGCAAATCGAACTTTAAGGTTAACCCAGACAAGACAAAAGTATGTAGTTCGTCAGGTGGAAGTATGATTGCAACAGGATTAAAAATCTGTCATGACCAGCATGTGACTCTGCATAAAAAACAGAAAGACTCTATCCGACTTAAGCTTAGTCTTTTTGCTAAGGGTAAGCTGAAACAGGAAGAATACAATAAGTTATCTGGCTTTATAGCTTATGCTAAAAGTATTGATGAGCAATTTTATACTAAATTAAATAGAAAGTTTTTTAAGCAACTGCGATCTTTAGAGAGTTTGCATTTGCTATAAGCATTTCATTATGTAGATATTGATCGTTAAGTGTTTGTTGTTCATTCAGCAAACACTCTCAAATAGAAGGATGCGTGAACATCATGCATCCTTCTTCATATGCAAACTGAAAACCAAATCCCTGAAATCCAGCGCCTGCTGCGCAACCTGATCCGCATCGGAACAGTGTCGGCCGTCAATCTCGACGACGGGCTATGCCGTGTCGATACAGGAAAAAACACAACCGGCTGGCTGCACTGGCTGAACGCCCGCGCGGGTAAAACCCGCTCCTGGAATGCGCCGTCAGTGGGTGAGCAGGTGCTTGTTCTGTGCCTCGGCGGCGAACTCGATACCGGCTTTGTGCTGCCGGGCATTTTCTCGGATGACAACCCGGCTCCGTCTACCTCGGCCGATGCGCTGCACTGGTCATTTCCTGACGGCGCGGTGATCGAGTACGAGCCGGAAACCGGCGCGCTGACCGCAACCGGCATACAGACGGCAACCATAAAAGCGGCGGTAAAAATCCTGTTCGACTCGCCCGAAGTGGAATGCACAACGCTGCTCAAAACTGCGCAGCTGGAAGTCACAAAGGGCGCAACGATGAAAGGCGACGTGACGCATACCGGCGGCAAACTTTCATCAAACGGCAAAGTTCTGGATAAGCATAAACACCCTGGCGACAGCGGCGGCCAGACAGGGGAACCGATATGACAACCGCAAAATATATCGGCATGAACCGGGAAACCGGCGGCACGCTGACCGACCTCGATCACATCCGGCAGTCGGTGCGTGACATTCTGCTGACCCCGCTCGGCTCAAGGGTGATGCGCCGCCAGTATGGCTCGCTTTTATCCGCCCTGATTGACCAGCCGCAAAACGAGGCGCTGCGCCTGCAGATTATGTCGGCCTGCTATATGGCGATCCTGAAATGGGAGCCGCGCGTAAAGCTGACCGCCATCAGCTTTGAGTCGGATATCAACGGCGCAATGGTGGTTGAGCTGTCCGGCAACCGCACCGACAGCGCGCAGCCTTTTTCCTTAACCGTTCCTGTGAGCTGAGACTATGGCAACTATCGACCTGAGCCAGCTGCCCGCGCCCAATGTGGTGGAGTCGCTGGACTATGAGACCCTGCTGGCCGAGCGAAAGGCTACGCTGATTTCCCTTTACCCTGCTGACCAGCAGGACGCCGTCGCCCGCACGCTGACGCTGGAGTC